GGATATTATGCGTGAGATGGGATCACGCGCTGCTTCCCAAGAGTTTGACCCCGTTGCCGCGACGATCGCCGAGCGGCGCAGGTCTCCCCGTCGCCAGCCTCTGCCCCTCCCGCCCATACCTCCGGCTGTGGCGCCTCCCCGAACAGCCGGGGATAGCGCAGAGGCTGGCGCCCCTAAAGTTTTTCCCGGCGAGACTGCCGGCGATGCCGTGCCGCCGCGCATTGGATCAGTGCTGCCGCCCGACAATCCCTGGGTGTCCGAGGCTATCAAGCTGGCCGAGAAGTATAATCTGCCGCGCGATGTGTTCCTGTCGATGGTCTACCAGGAGAGCGGCTTCAACCCGGAAGCCCGCAGCAATAAGGGCGCCTATGGCCTGACGCAGTTGATGCCCGGCACCGCGGCGGATCTGCGTGCTGACCGCTATGATCCGGCGCAGAACCTTGACGCCGGTGCCCGGTATTTGCGCCAGCAGATTGACCGCTTTGGCAGCCTGCCGCTCGCCCTGGCCGCCTATAATGCTGGCCCCACCAGGGTTGCCCGAGCCGGGAATCAGATTCCGCAGATTTTGGAAACGCAGAACTACGTTAAGAAGATCTTGGGGCGTGCTGGCGTTGAGGGGTACGCCGAGGGCGGGCGCGTGCGCGAGAGCCTCATTGATATGGAGGACCGCTACGCCGACGCGTCAACAATCCGGTCTGCTGATGAGGAGTATGATCGGCGTCTATTGGAGCGAGATCCTTTGAGAGAGCCGGTGTCGCGCCTGGGCGTGTCTGGCGTTCCTGTGCCGCGCGGTGGCCGTGCGATGTATCCGGGCAATGCCGTGTCGCCGTTTGAGGCCGCGGCTATGCTTGTGCCACGGCCGGAAGACGTGCAGCGCGGCATGATGAGCGCCATGGCGGGGATTGAGATCCCCGAGGGTGGCCGTGTGGTGCAGACGACTGATACCCGCAGCGGCTACGCCATTGAGATGCCAGACGGGCGTCTGATTGATCCTGAGGGCCGCCAAGGCCGCGACGTGCGCGACTTTGCGCCGACTGTGCGCCGCTCTGCGGTGCTGCCTGTGGGCCAGGATGTGGATACGGGCGAGACATCCCTAGCGGTGCCTAGGGCGCTGGATCTGTTACCCATGGCTGGGGTGCAGGGTGGCCCGGCGCAGACGCTGGGCGCTGGCCGTGGTCGCATTTTGGCTGCTACTGGTGAGGCCCGCTCAGGCAAACCTTCAGGCGGTGGATTGCGTGAGGCAATCCCCGTCCCTGAAGTGGAGTTTGCTGCGCCGGATCGCAGCCCCGGCACTGTCATCCGCCACAATCCAGCGCGGGGTGACAGTGCACGATTTGCCGAGTTCCAAGCGCGCTTGGATACTGAGCAGAACCTTTTGGATGACATCACTTCAACGGCTCGCGAAGGCGAGGATGTCGGGCGTAAATGGTACAATACTGAGGCTACTCGGCAGCGTTTTATTGATACTCTTGGCGAAAAAGAGGGCAATGACGCTTACATTGAGTTTATGTACAGGATTGGCGCGGCTAGCCCTGGCAATGCTGTTTATCCCAATATCCGCCAAGCATCTTATTACTTCACTGAGCCCGCTGAGTCGCGTGTCGCGCGTCAAGCAGAGTTTGAGGCAACCGGGAAATACCCACGGCCGCCTGAACCTTACGGCAGCCTAACGCAGCAATACCAAGCGGTTCTGAATGATCTTGTTGATCGCGGCGAGTTCATTGGGAATGTTGAGCCAACTCGGGCGCCAAAGCCGCGTGGCTTTGCTAATAGCCTACTTGGCAACCCTGAGAATATCGCAGCCGATAAGCACTTCATGCGCTTCATTGGCATGGCGTCTGGTGATCCTCGCTTTCTGCATGGCAGCGCTGTAATCAGCCAAGAGCTTGCGTCTGAAATTGCTAAACGCTTCCCAGAAATTGCGCGCGATAACATCACTCGGCGCAAGGTAAAGGATGCAACCGGCAAGGAAGTAATGCAGACGAGCTTTAATGCGGCTCGTGCTGTGCGGCAAGCCGGCGGTGCGGAAGGCGATCTGTACCAATACATTCGCAACCGACCCACAGTTTGGGACGAGGTGCCGCGTGACAACGAGTATGGCGCCTATGAGCGGCTTGCGCTTGATATCGCCAATCGCATGGGCATGACGCCGGCGCAGTTGCAGGCAAGCTTATGGATGGGCGCAGCAAAGCGCACGGGCGTGCGTGAAACCAGCCTTGATACGTTTGACAACATCTTTAACCGGGTTGTTGATGATCGTGCTGCTGAGCGCGGTTTAACGCCGGAGGAAGTGTTCAGCCGCTTTGCTAATAGAGCGCAACCGCTTGTTGTCCCTGGGCTTTTGGGTGCTGGCGCTGCTTCTGGCCTCACTGACCTTGACGAGAAATACGCCAATGGCGGCATGGTGCGTGAGCCTGCAACTGCGTATGACCCGGATGAGATTGACCGGTTTGTGCAGGAGTTTGCCGAGGGCGGCGAGGTAGAGGCGCCGGCCCAAACTTACATTGGCGGCCAGGAGCATAAGCTTGCTTACATTACGGATCGTGAGGCTGCGCTGTTGAAGGCGCGCGGTGGTTCCGGCCGCATGACCAAGCACGGCATCCGGGCGTATGATGATGGCGGCGGTGAAGGTGACGGAGATAGCGGTGGAGGTGAAGGGCCTAGTGAAGGCGGCCCTGGCCCTGGCGGCCACGGTGGTCCCGGTGAAGGGCCTGGGGCTACTGGTGAAGGCCCAGACGCTTCAGTAGACGATACAGGTCCAGATGTTACTGAAGATACAAGTCCAGTAGGTCCAGTAGGTCCAGTGGGTCCAGTGGGTCCAGATATTACTGATGTTACGACTGTATCATTCAGTCCAGTGGGTCCAGTGGGTCCAGTTGGTCCAGTGGGTATGGCCCCCGGTATCAGCACTACACCAACGACAACCGTCAACATTGGCTATGAAGATGAGGCCAATGCCGCAGCGGCCCGTGGCGCACTTGCTAATGCGCCAATCGGGTTTGAGGCGATTGGCTTTCGAGATGCTATTGATATGTATGAGCAGGGCAAGATTAGCCTCAATGAAGCAATAGGGTATGGGCTGCAAAATGCTTTAGGTCTTCCCGGTACTCAAATAGGTTTTAATGTTAATCCGATGGAACAAACGCAAACACCGGCTATGGAAATAAGTATTCCTGGCCTGGCGTTGGGGGCGTTGGGTATGATTAGCGGCGTTCCTGGCCTTGGAATGTTGGGCGGAAGAGCGGGGACGGCCATTGGGGGAGCTTTCGGCATTCCTTCAGTCAATGTTGATTATTCTCCAGGGCAATTTGGCGCTCCTGCCCCAGACACAAACAGCGGGTTTGATTATATCAATCAAAATGCCCCGCGGCTCATGAAGCATGGCGGCATGGTGGGGGGCAAAAAGTCTCTGGAAGAATTGCACCACCGCTATGCCGAGGGTGGCGAGGTGCGCGCCCCAGCCGGTGAGGTTGCCGAATATGACCCGGAAGAAATTGACCGTATTGCACGGAAAATTCACTTACAATTCCCAGAAGAAGATTTAATTCGACCAAGCTTTGAGGATGTTGAATCGCCTTCTGATCTTACAACACGCGCCCGCATGTTGTTGAGGGGGCAAAATGTGGGGCAACAAACTGTTGTTGGAACTGGCCATGAAGGCGATTCTGCAAAAGCATCAACAAGCCTAATGAATCTTCCTTTTGAGGATGATCGCTATAATTTAGGGCAACGCGTTCTCAGTAATAATCTTGAGATTATTCTTGATCCAGAAACAAAAGCCCGTTTAGGAATGGGGCTCCAAGCAATTGAAATGAATGGCCCCAGAGGCGGCGCTACCGGATACATGCCTCAAATTTCTGCGGGATATGGTCCTTTAAATTTGCAAGCAGGCTATCAAAGGATGACCCAAAATAATCCTGGGGCAAAATCACAAGATAGTTACATATACGGGGGTAATTTAGAAATCCCTGTTGATGAACAGGGAGCAGCAGCCAGATTGGGCGCTAACATTATGTCTGGGCGACGCGGCACGATGGGCTCTGGGAGCGCCGGCACCCAAATCACAGGCAGTTTTGAGCGCCCATTGTTTGGGGGCAGGATTGCGTTAGAATTGGCAGCCGACCCTTCTCTGCGGCATAAAGAAATCTTACTCGGCTATCGGAGGGCTTTCTAAATCATGTCTGAAAAACTTACCGAAAATGATGAAGCCCAAGAAGGTGAAGTCGTTGAGTTCATTCCCGAAAAATCAAACGTAGAGGACACCGAAGATGGCGGCGCAATCATTCGCTTTGAAAATGAAGAGCAAAATAAGCGTAGCCTGGAGCACTTTGAAAACATCGTTGAAGAAGTTGACCCAGATCTTCTCAAGAAAGCAGTAAGCGACCTCCTCGAAAAGATTGACCGCGACAAAGAGGCCCGCGAAAAGCGCGACAAGCTTTACGAAGAGGGCCTGCGTCGCACTGGCCTGGGCGATGACGCGCCCGGCGGCGCGCAGTTTACCGGCGCCAACAAGGTGGTCCATCCCATGCTGGTGGAGGCGTGCGTAGACTTTAGCGCCCGCTTTATGAAGGAAATTTTCCCGCCAAACGGGCCGGTAAAGAGTAAAATTTACGGCGAAACCAGCAAAGAAAAGGTGGATAAGGCCGAGCGCAAGGCCACTTTTATGAATTGGCAGGCCACTGAGCAGATGCCAGAGTTCCGTGGCGAGCTTGAGCAGCTGAGTACGCAGTTGCCTCTGGGCGGCGGCCAGTACATGAAGTTCATGTGGAACCAACAGTATCGCCGGCCGTCGTCTGAATTTGTGCCGATTGATGACGTCTACCTGCCTTTTGCGGCCACCAATTTTTACACGGCCGATCGCAAGACGCACGTTCAGTACATCACGAAGATGGAATACGAGCGGCGAATTAAGGCCGGCATGTATATTGATGTGGATCTTGGGGCCCCGGATGATCCTGAGTTCAGCAAGGCATCAATCGCAAACGACAAGATTGAGGGTCGCAAAAGCACGAGCTACAATGAAGATGGCCTGCGTACCATCTTTGAAATCTACACCTGCCTTGATTTTGACGAGGACGTGAGCCCCTACATTCTTAGCATCGACAAGTCGAGCGGCAAGGCGCTTTCACTTTATCGCAACTGGGAGCAGGATGATAAGCAGCGCAAGGCGCTTGACTGGATTGTTGAGTTTCCGTTTGTGCCATGGCGCGGCGCTTATCCAATTGGCTTGACGCATATGATTGGCGGCCTTTCTGGTGCTGCCACGGGTGCCTTGCGTGCCCTGCTTGATAGTGCGCACATCCAGAACATCCCCACCCTCCTGAAGCTCAAGGGAGGCCCTGGCGGCCAGACAATCAATCTCCAGCCCACCGAGGTGGTGGAAATGGAGGGCGGCGCGCTGATTGACGACGTGCGCAAGCTCGCCATGCCGATGCCGTTTAATCCGCCGAGCCCCACGCTGTTCCAGTTGCTGGGCTTCTTGGTGGACGCCGGCAAGGGCGTCGTGCAGACTAGTTTTGAGAAATTAAGCGATCAGAATGCCAATCAGCCGGTTGGCACGACTATGGCCCTCATTGAGCAGGGCATGGTGGTCTTCTCAAGCATTCACGCACGCCTTCACAATTCCATGGCGAAGTGTTTCAAGATTTTGCACCGGCTGAACAGTGCCTACCTGACGGAAGAAGACATTGAGGCCCAAGACGCCGGCATAGAAATCAGCCCGGTTGATTTTGATGGGCCGCTTGATGTGGTGCCGGTTAGCAACCCTGCGATTTTCTCTGAGGTGCAGAGGTTTGCCCAGGTCCAAGCGATTATGCAGCGGACGTCTATAGTTCCGCAGTTGTATAATGCAAGGGCCGTGGAGGAAATGTTCCTCCGCATTTTAAAGGTGCCCACAGACGAAGTTTTGATGCCTGAGCAAAAAAACGAAAATATGGACCCGGTCAGCGAAAATGTCGCTGCGACCATGGGCGGTCCAATCTACGTCTTGCCGCAGCAGGATCATATAGCGCACATCATGACGCACCTGGCGTTTTTGAAGTCGCCCCTGTTTGGAGGCAATCCGGTCATCATGAGGACGTTCATGTTTCCGATGGCCACTCACCTGCGCGATCACCTGTTGAATTACTACTTGTCTGAGGCGCATGAGGCTGTGGATCAGGCGCAGCAGCAAAACCTAATTCCGGAGCAGGCTGCGGAGCAGACGAAGGTGATTTTGCAGGTTCAGCAGTTCATTGAACAGCAACTCGGCACGTTTGGCCAAGAGCTGGCTGCCATTGATCAGGCCGCGCAACAGTTCCGGCCGCAACCGCCGATGCCGCCTGATAGCAGCATGCAGATTGCGCAGCTTAATGCCCAAATCCAAGGCCAGGCGTTGCAGCAGCGTGCCCAGGTTGATCAGGCGCGGACCCAGCTTGAGCAGCAAAAGTTGCAATTTCAGCAGCAGAATGATGCGGCCAAGCTTATGGATCAGCAGCAGGCGCGTGCCGAGAAGTTGCAGGCTGAGCAATTCCGGCAGATGGCTGAAAGCCAGCGCAATGCCGAAGGACTTGCGGCTCGTGAGCGTATGAACACGGCGGATAATGACACCGCCAAGTTGCTTGCGGCGGCCGAGATGGCTACCGGCGAGAAGGTATCTGTCAGCACAGGTACAGGCATCAACCCAGGAACGCGATAAGGAAATCACCATGGCCGATAAGCCGAAAGAGGGCACTGTCTCTATGAACAGCGCCTATGTGAAGCAGAAGCACCGCTTGGCTGCGGGCGAGAAGTGTGACGGGCAGTCTTTGCCGCCCGCGCCGAAGGTTGAAAAGAACCAAGCGTGAATTTTGAAACCAAACTCCTAAACCGCATCAAGGCGGCGCAGCAGCAATTTGCGGCAGACGCCTTGAAGCGGCCCCAGCAGCGCGATGCATTTGAGTACGGGTATCGCGTTGGAGTGGTCTCCGGCTACGAGGCTGCGATCGAAGTACTCTTGAAAATCCTAGAGGAGGATAAGAATAGTGACAACGACTTATGAGGACGCTTTAGGGGAGGCTTTCCCGGCAGTTAGCGCCGGGGTGCTGCCTTTCGGAAGCCGCGTTCTGGTCCAAATTCGCACACCGCGCAAAATCACTAAGGGTGGCATTATTCTGGCCACCGACACTAAAGATACCGAGAAGTGGAACACGCAGGTTGCCAAGGTGATTTCTATTGGCCCACTGGCGTTCAAAAATCGCGACACTCAGCAGACCTGGCCGGAGGGCGAGTGGTGCTATTCTGGTGATTTCGTGCGCGTGCCCAAGTACGGCGGCGATCGCTGGGAAGTGTCGATTGACCGCGACACCAGCGCCATGTTCGTGATTTTCAACGACCTGGACATCATTGGCAAAATTGAGGGCGACCCCCTGGCTATCAAAGCATTCATCTGAAAGGAGATGAATTATGTCTGACGTTTTGAAAGAAAACGACGACAAGAACGATGACATTGTCATTGTCGAAGATCCCAGTAAGCTATCCGCCAATCAGTCAGCCGATGAGTCGGATGATGACGATGATAGCCAGGACGAGCGATCTGCAAGGCAAAACGACGACGAGACTGGTGACGAGCGGCTAAGCATTCAAGAGCGCCGCCGCCAAGAAAAGTTGATGCGGAAGCAGCGCCGTGACGATGCGCGCAACCGCGATCAGGTTGAGTTGAACTTCCTGCGGAAGCGAAACGACGATCTCGAGCGCCGGATGCTGGCGCAGGAGCAGCGTGCCCATAGTCTGGACCTGAGCGCCTTTGATGGGGCAATTGCCAAGGCCGCCCAGGAAGCCGAAATGGCTGACCGGGTGATTGCCAAGGCGGTGGCTGCCGGCAACGGCGAGGATGTCACCCAGGCTATGCGCTACCGGGATCAGGCCATCGCCAAGATCCAACAGCTTAATTTCCAAAAGCAGCAGGCTTCCCAGCAAAAGCCGCAGCCCCAGCAGATTGACGACTTGACGCTGCGTCATGCTCAGGACTTCATCAAGGAGAACCCTTGGTATGACGCCCAGGGCCGTGACGAGGATTCGGCTATTGTCATTGCAATTGACCAATCCTTGGCGAAAGAGGGCTTCAACCCCCAGACGCCTGATTATTGGGACGAATTGCGCCGCCGGGCGTCTAAAAGGCTGCCAGAGCGGTTTGAGGGGGACGCGCCCAAGCGGTCACCTGAGCGGGCTGAAAGCCGCCGTGAGCCTCGGGGAGGCCCTGCTGTGGGGTCTGGCCGTGAGCATGCGCCGACCAGCACCCGGAAGGAAATTTACATCTCGCCGGAGCGGAAACAGGCCCTTATTGAGGCGGGCGTGTGGGACGATCCGGAGTTGCGGAACCGCTATGTATCTCGGTATGCCGAGTATGACCGGAAGAACCGCTCTTAATTCTTGCATCTCTGTGAGTTATCTCACATAATCAACGCAGTCGCTGAAAGGAGCGATTTATGTCTGACGAACGCTTTAGGAAATCTGCTGGTGAGGGCCGCGAAACCAGGGCGATGAAGGATCGCGCTGTGACCCAAAATCGCGAAATCTCGGATGACGAGCGGGTTGCAATGTTCCGTCAACAGTTTTTTCAGTCCTCTCTACCGGACTTACCTTCGATCCCTGGCTGGCACACTTGCTGGCTTACGACCACCAATCCGCGTGATTCAGTTCAAATGCGTATCCGCCTGGGCTATGAACCAGTTAAGCCGGAAGATGTTCCCGGCTGGGAATATGCAACGCTGAAGACCGGCGATTGGGCTGGGCTTATTGGCGTGAATGAGATGCTGGCTTTCAAGCTGCCGATTTCTCTTTACGAGAAGTATATGCAGGAAGCCCATCATGATGCGCCGCTGCGTGAAGAGGAAAAGTTGACCGACACGGCCGACTTCCTTGAGCAACAGGCCCGAGCGTCTAAGTCTAAGTTGCAGATGGGCGAAGGTAATTTGGAGATTGGGCAACGGCGGGAGGCTCTTTTTGACCTCTCGTAACCCCCCTTCCGAATTGGAGCTTTGCTATGTCTTCGACTAGCGCACCTTTCGGCTTTCGCCCGTCTTACCACAACAGTGGTCAGATGCGTCCGAAGGCCTACACGATTACTTCGACCTACGCGGCGAATATCTTCTCCGGTGACCCGGTGAAGCTGACTGACAACGGTGTGATCCAGCTTGGCACGTCTGACGGCACCCGCTCGGGTACGACTGACGGCATTTCCCTGCTGGGTATCTTTGCCGGCTGTCAGTACCTCGACGCTACCGGCAAGCCCACCATCAGCCCGTTCTGGCCGTCTGGCGCCACTGGCACCGAAATCGTTGCCTGGGTGTATGACGACCCGGAAATGCTGTTTGATGTGCAGTACACCAACCCTTCGTCTGGCACGACTGTGCAGACGGCGGTGGGTGAAGAGTTCGACTGGACGGTTGCCTCTCCGGGCGGCTCCACCCAGACGGGCCTCAGCAACTGCCAGATCGGCGTCATCCAGGCGACTTCTGGCCAGTTCCAGATGACTGGGTTCGCCAACAACATCAACGATTCGCTGACCGACGCCTATGTGCAAGTGACCGTTCGTATTAACGAACATCACTACAAGGCAGCGGTTAACTCGGTCTGAGGAGGGTCTGACACATGGCTACACCAATGCGCAGTACCGACTTTCGGTCGGTAGTTGAGCCCATCCTGAACGAAGTCTTTGACGGCGTTTATGATCAGCGCGCTGACGAATGGAAGATGGTCTTCCGTGAGCAGAAGGGTATTCCCCGCAATTACCATGAAGAGCCCGTTCTTTATGGTTTTGGCGCGGCGCCTGAACTGCCCGACGGCATGGCCGTTAGCTACCAGTCCGGTGGCGTTCTGTTCCTTCAGCGCTACCTCTACAAGGTTTATGGCCTGGCGTTCAGCCTGACCAAGGTGCTTGTGGAAGACGGCGATCACATTCGTATTGGTCAGACCTACGCGAAGCATCTCGCGCAGTCCCTGATCGAAACGAAGGAGACGCTGGGTGCCAACATCCTGAACCGCGCCTTCAATGCTGCCTATCCGGGCGGTGACGGCGTGGCTCTGGTTGCCAACAATCACCCCATCGTCAACGGCACGTTCTCCAACGTGCTGACGACTGCCGCGGCGCTGTCGCAAACTTCTCTTGAGCAGCTTCTCATTCAGGTCCGCAACGCTGTTGACAACAACGGTAAGCGCATCCGTCTGACGCCCAAGAAGATCGTGACTGGCCCGAGCAACGTCTTCCAGGCGGAAGTGCTGCTGAAGTCGGTTCTGCGGACTGGCACGGCTGACAACGACATCAACCCGGTGAAGTCGATGGGCTTGCTGGCCGAAGGCCAAGCGAACCTGTCGCGTATCACCTCCACCACTGCTTGGTGGATTCAGACCGACGCCCCGGAAGGGCTGAAGTTGATGATGCGTCGTGGCCTTGAGAAGTCCATGGAAGGCGACTTTGAAACCGACAGCATGCGCTACAAGGCCACCGAGCGTTATACGTTCGGCTGGACTGACCCGCGCGGCGTGTACGGCACGGCTGGCGTGTAGTCCTTTACGGGGGCCAGTCCAAAGTGGGAAAGGGGGCTGTTGCCCCCTTTTCTTTATCTGTGTTATGGCTTCAACAACATCAAAGGATGCTGTTTGTGCCATACAAAATAGAAGTTATGGGGATTTACAAGATTGTAAATAAAGCAACCGGGCAATGTTATGTTGGGCAATCCCAAAGAGTCAAAAAACGACTGAAAGAGCATTTCAGGCTTTTGCGATGGAACAAGCATACTAATCAAAAACTTCAAAATGCTTACAACAAATATGGTGCTGAAAATTTTTATGGCTCAATAGAAGTTGAGTGCCAAAATTTTGCTGATTTAGATCACCTTGAGAATGCATTTTTGACTGGAAATGCATGGTTTGAGGAAAAAACAGTTTACAATATTGCTGATTTTGCGAAGGCCCCCATGAGAGGGAAAAACCACAGCGAAGAAGTAAAAGAGCGCATCCGGCTTGGCCGCAGGGCATCAACCTTTGACTTTAAAAGCGAAGAATACAGAAAAACTCTGTCTGATGCACAAATGGCGCGCCATCACTCGGACCCGAAATTTGTTGCCAAGCTAAAGTTTATCGTGGAGAATCATGACTTATCCTATGCGGAGCGGGCAAAACGTTTAGGTGCTGATACTAGTGCTGTCCGACGGCTTGCTCTTAAATATCAACATCTAAAAGGAGTTCTGTGATGGCTCAAACTCGCTTTTCCGGCCCTGTTAAGTCAGACAACGGTTTTCTCGGTGACATCACCGGCAACATCACCGGCAACGTGACGGGCAATGTCACGGGCAATGTCACGGGCAATGTCACGGGCAATGTCACGGGCGACATCTTCGCGACTAATCAGGCTTTGTCTGGTGCGGGCGCGGTCAATCTCACTGACATGCTCACCTCGCTGACCACCACGGGTGCGGCCCAAGCGTTGACGCTGGCCAATGGCACTGCGAATCAAATTAAGATCATCAGCCATGTGGTTGATGGCGGTTCGGCCGTTCTTACGCCGACCACAAAGATTGGCTTCACGACAATCACCTTCACCAACGTGGGTGATTCTGCCACTCTGATTTATACAGTTTCCGGCTGGGCCATCACTGGCATCAGTGGCGCGGTTGCGGCCTAGTAGGAGCTGAACCATGGCTGACGCCGTCACCTCTCAGACAATCTTGGACGGTGAACGGTTGTTCATCGCCAAGTTCACGAACATCTCTGATGGCACTGGCGAGACTGGTGTCATCAAGATTGACGTCTCGGCACTGAACCCGAATGTTTTTGGTTTGGCCTGTAATGGGGTCAAGATCAACAAGATTTGGGCAACCACGCATGGCATGGAGGTGCGTATTCTCTTTGACGCCACCGCCGATGCTTTTGCTTGGATGATCCCCCAGAACACGAATTATCTGATGGATTTTTCAATGTTCGGGGGGATTCCAAGCAATGCCGGCGCAGGCGTCACCGGGGATGTGCTCTTTACCACACTGGATGCTTCCAATGGCGATATGTATTCAATCGTCATGGAGTGCATCAAAACCTACGCCAGTGCCTGAGGGTGCGAGGTATGGAATTGATGCTGTGGAATGCTGCGCTTTCCCTTTTGGTGGTCATCATTGGGTATGTTCTAAAAGAAAAGGCAGCCGATCTTTCTCGGCTGTCGCTTCTACTTAACAAGACCCGTGAAGAAATTGCCAGGGAATATGTGACCAAGGCCGAGGCTCATGCGGATATAAATCGCGTCATGACCCGGCTTGAGGTATTAGATGCGAAACTTGATCGGCTGATCGAAAGCAACCGCGTGAGAGGGATTTAACATGGGCAAGACGCTTAAATACGTTTCGGAGTTCAGCTTCCCCGCTGACAAGGGGTATTCTGGATCTGCCGGCCAGCAGACGGTCAAGGGCTATGCCCGCGGCGGTTCTTGCGCGACGCCTATGAAGAAGGCTGAAGGGGGTATGATTGAACGTGAAAGCGTTCGTTTTATTCCACTGTCAGATTCGGCAAAATTCTCAAAAGCTATTGGCCGTGGGTCTTTGCCTTCTATGATCCGTGGCGTTGCCCGCGATATGGCCTTGTCTGACTTTGAAGAAGAGGGGCGGCGGGCTTTGGATGAAGCTAGGGCAGCCAGGGCTTCACAGCTGACAGGGGAGCGCGCGCCGCCTCGGGCTCGCTCCCAAGGGCTTCGCTCTCCTCTTGCTGAAATGGCCAGAGAAGAGGCTATGGAGGGCTACAAGAAGGGCGGCATGGCAATGCGCAAGCAGTACCCGACGGATCGCCGCGAGCCCATGATTGCCATGGCCAAAGGTGGCGGGATCCCGGCGCCCAAGAAGGACATGCTCTTCAGCAAGAAGGAGGTCAACGCAAAGAACCTTTTGTCTGATGGCAAGGCTCCTTCCCTTCCTCACGCCAAGGGTTCGGTGAACATGAAAAATGGTGGCCCCGTAAAACCCGCTCCAGCTAAGCGCCCGCCTAATGT